GCCGTTCTCGTCCGTGAAGTTCCGCCAGCCACGCAGGCCGAACTGGCAGGCTTCGATATTCGTGGCGTTGGAGAATGTCGCGATGGAGGCTTCGCCCTGCTGACTGTGCACCACCTTCGAACCGCCATCATAGATGCGGCCCATGGTGAACACGTCGAGGGGAGCGAGCATGAATACGGTGGCGTCTTCGCCGATCTCCGGCATCTTCACGGTGCCTGCGGCGGGATCATTGGGATCAACCGGCTTGTCGACCCACTTCTTGGCGGGGTCGCGGTCGGAGACGTATTCAATCGTGTCGAACTTGCTGAGTCCGGTGAGCATCTTTGCTTCCTCCTTGGATGCGTACGATGTCGATGTTGTCGCTCTTGTCGGCCAAGAGCAGTTCAATGGCACATGGTGCGTGTTTCTTAGCGACCGTCTGCGCTGCACCCCGCGTCAGCTTCGCTGCGATGGGCATTCCCACCGGATTTCCATTCCTGTCGGTCTTTACGACCACGTAGACCTTGATCCTGGTGCCCATCTGAGAAAGGCGGGCGCTTAGGCCCGCCCCTTCTGTTCGTGTGAAATTAACTGCAATCAAGCGAAGAAGAACGACACCTCGTCATCTCCGTCGACGCCCGAGAATTTCAGGCCCGCGTCATAGGTGCGGATACCGTTGCGGTCACCGTAGGTCAGGCCGGTGTACTGCGTGCTCGGAGACAGCAGCCATACCGTGTTGCCCGCCTGGGTGCCGACACGCATCTGGAACGGCATGCGCGTGCCACCTGCCAGACGGCCCCAGAAGTCGTGGTTGGCGACCAGGTCGGCTTCCGGATCGATGCCGCCCTCGGGAGCGCGCGAGACGATGCGGGTGCCGATGTAACCATCCTTCGAGTTCACATCCGGACGGATCTGGACATCGTTGGCCTGGTCGAAGGACACCGCATTGACGATCGCCGAGAACTCGTCGATGCGCAGACGGGCCAGCTCGACCATCGGGGGCAGTGTCGTCTCATAGTTGACGTCAGGCATGGCCTCATCAACAGGGTCGATGTAGGTGCCGGTGAACGTCCACTCGATCTTGGCGTACTGACCGGCCTCAGCATTGACCTCGAACGTGCCGTAGCAGCCGAGCATCTTGTGGGAGACCCCGTCCATGTTCATCTTCATGGTCAGGCTCTCGAAGCCATCGGAAACGGGATCGAGACGCATGCCCGTCGGGAACAACCACACCACCCAGCGATCGCCAGCACGCAGGTTGCCGGAGAAGGTAGGGGTCAGGGTCAAGCCCTGGCTGCCAACCGTCAGCGGAGAGCCGCTTGTGACAAGTGCGGCCGCATTGCCCTCACCCGACGTATCGGAGGAGACGGTGATCTCGGCCGTACCGGAAGCGCCACCCGTGGTGACCTCCAGGTAATAGGTGATGAGATCGGTGTTCGTGAGCGTGCCGCCAGCCGCCCAGGTGGGCTTCACGGCGACGTCACCGATCTGCTTAACAGCGGAAGCTTCGGCAGCCGCCACACCCGTCAGGGAGTAGCCGCAGGCCCGCAGAAGGCGAGCAAGGACAGGAGCATCTGCCACATTGCCCGAGTTCTGCAGGCCGTTACCGCGCAGCTCGGTGGTGAAGGTCATCGATGCAAGCTTACGGCCAGTGACCGAAGCCAGCGGGGAGAGATCGTTGCGCGTAAAGTTACGCTCAAGCGTCTCCACGTCGACACTGTAATCGGGGTCTTCGACCAGGATGCCATCGTTGAGCGTCAGCGCCTTCTCGGTGCCATACGTGTCCTCGATAGCTGCCTGCACGACCGCCTTACGGGAGAGCAGTACCATTGTGTTTCCTTTCCTTCAGATCCTCGACGGTGAGGCCGCTGCTTACACAGCGACCGTCTTCAGGACCGGATTGGCGTTGGCATCGGCCGTGATGGCGTTCAGCTTGGCTGCCATGTCGGCGATGGCGTCAGCCAGAACACCCAGGCGGGCATTGGCTTCGGCAACGGTCACGATGGCATTGGCTTCTGCGTCGGCACCGGTAGCGACTGCGCCCGTGTCGGTGGAGACAGCAGCGAAGGTCTCGCTGTAGGTCTTCGCGCCGCCGAGGCTGTCGACCAGCTCCGTACCGCCCGTGGCAACCACCAGCTTGTTCACATAGATGGCCAGCTGCGATGCGCGATCGCGGAGCGTGGCGAGGACGGTATTGGAACCGGCTGCAGCCGCGCGCGAGGCAGCAACACCAATAAGGGCGGAGCTGATGGCACCGATCGTGCCGTCGGCAGCAGTGCCACCCATCTCGTCGACCAGGGCGTCGAAAGCCGGAACCTTGGCACGGATCACGTTCACCTGGGCCAGGATTTCCTTGAGGCCGTCACGGACATTGCCGAACTGCGTCTCGAGGTCAGCCTTGGCTGCGGCATTGGAGCCGGATGCGGCGGACGGCGTGAAGTCTGCGGCTGCAGCCATCGTGCCATTGGCAGTGCCACCGGAATTGTCGGTGATGTCTGCGATGGAAGAAGCCACGCGGAGTGCTTCGTTCTGGGCGATACCACGCAGGGCGTCTGCAAGCGTGCCGTCATGCACCTTGGAAACACCCGAGAACGTGGAGATTGCGATCTTAACGGTCATTGGAACACCTTTATCCTTTCGTGCGGTGTGGCGGTGCAATTAATTGCAATGCTTCAAGAGACCTTGACGCGCTTGCCGCCTCCAATTGACTGGTACACCCCGCCCTTTCCGTAGCCTTCGGCATCCTTGGGAGCAGGCTTCTCAGCCGCCTTTTCAACCTCCTGCGGACGTTCGTCCTGGACGTCGCCTTCTGTTTTCGGGTCAACCTTGCTGGGTGTCAATTTGAACTTGCTCATCGGGTCCATTCCTTAAACCAGTTGCGTCGGGTCTTTCGTGTTGTGCCGGTACAGCACCTCCAAGTAGAGGGCCACATAGACCATGCGGTCCTCATACAGCTCCAGGAAGACTTCATTGCCGGTCTCCCGCACATCGATCGCGAGCCCACCCAGGGTGATGTCTTCAAGGATCTTTTTCTGCGCTACCCCGAGCAGCTTCTCAGCCTCCAGCGCGGATTTCTCGTCGCCCCTATTCACCGTCATGCGCATGGTCAGTGTGACAGGCAGGCGGCAGTCCGTGATCGGGAAGCGCGTGTTCTTCTTCTCGGGGCCAGTCTCGATGCCGACGGCGTACTGCTTGCGGGTCTCCGCCTTGCCCAGGGGGCCGATCTCCACCACGCTGAAATGCAGCGGATAGTCGGCACCATTGGGATTGTTCGGCAGGTCTTCGAGCTGGGCCTTGATGGCCTCAAGCACGCGGCGTCGGACAGTCAGCATCAGATCATCTCCATCTCGGCAAGCAGCGCATCAACTGCCTTGCCAATGAACTTGGGCAGCTCATTCTCGATCGTCTCCTCCATGCCCAGGCGGGCGGGGATCTTGACCTCCTTCTTGAGGACGTAGAGCGGCACGATGCCGTCCCCTCGCCTCTGGAAGATCAGCAGGTTTCCCTGCTTGGACGTTCCGACAAAGGTGTTCTGCCAGTCCCGCGGCGAGCGGCGCTTGGGCAATCCCCTGGCGTCCAGGGCTTCCTTCAGCGGGATGGCAAGATACTTGGCACGCTTGGCGCGGATCGTGGCACCCTTCTCGTGGACACCGATATAGCCTGGAGCACCGATGCGGCCCTCCACGGTCTCGATCCCACCGGAGGCGGCGATCTGAATGCTTTCGCGGATGGCTTCCATGCCACGGCCGGAACGCTTCGAGAGCGTCTTGGCAGAGGTGCCTCCAGGCCATGCCCTGCCGTGGCGTCGTGCCAGGATTTCAGCGACGTCCGTGAGGAACGTCTTCATCTCTTCGCCAATGCGGGGACCGGCCCGATCAGCGGCTGTGACGAGCCTCTTCTTCACGGCGGACGTGGCCTGGGCAACGCCCGAGAACTTCTTGCCGCCAACCCGAACTTCGAGGCTTGTCTTCATGGTCAGAGGGGGAGCACCCCGGTGCTGTAGCGACGATGCGCGCTGATGATGGATCTGAGCTGCGCCTCGGCAGTCTTCACATCGAGTTCGATGTCGTGCTGCTTGAAGCGGGGCATGCCGTTCAGGATGACGACGGTGCACAGCTTGGCCGCTTCCTGGAGCCATGCAGGCACCTGGTTCAGGTCATAGCTGGTGGCATCAGACTGGTCGGCCTCGAAGCCGTAGTCATAGGTGAACTGAACGAACTGCTGATAGAAGCGCGTCACCCAATTGCGAACCTCGCCGAGCTCGCGCTTGCAGAACATGTATTCGCCGGCAGGAGCACTATCCAGCTGGCTGGGGTCGTGACTGATGCGTGAGATGGGATCAGAGACCAGGAAGCCACGGGACAGGCGGAAATTCGTCTGCACGCGGTTGCCGTCGATCACCTGGGGCTCAGGCACAAAAAATGTGTCGGTCTGCTGGCCTCGCGCGAATGTCGTCGACAGCTCTGCCGAGAGAACCTGCTCCGCCCTGCCGAGGGCAGCACCGATCTCCTCGTTGATGTCTGTCATGTCGTCAAACCCGAGGTCATCACGGATTTCTTCGAGCGAGGCCAGTTTCATGATCAGACCTCCAGAACCGGCTCTTCGCCGCCCTTGGCACCGGTCGCAGGAGCGGTGTCATCCGTCTTGGCGGTCTCATCGGACTTCGGGGCTTCCTGCTTGGGAGCCTCAGTCTTCGTGTCGGCCTGCTTGGACTCTGCCTTCTTGCCCTTCACGATCTTGATCGCGCTCGGCTTCGGCTCGGTCGGTGCCTCCTCTTCTACGGTGGCCAGGGCAGCGTCACGCTCTGCAGCGGTGATCTTGTAGCCAAGGGCATCACGCAGGGCGAGCGTGGAAGGCTTGCCGTCCTGGGTGAAGTTGTCGGCATTGTCGGGGTCGAGACGGCGAGCTGC